GAAGAATAGTTTGTGCTACCTTGTGATACTGAGGTTGAATTTGTATTAAATGATGTTTGTAACATTCCACCTGATACGGTTCCCCATGATGGATTAGCACCTGCACCACCTGTAACTAATGCTTGCCCACTTGTACCAGCCGCTAGTTTTTGTAGACCTGAGCCGTCTCTATAAAGTATATCACCTTGAGCTGTTAAGACAGTTGCTACATCTCCGCCCTCTGCCATTACTTGCCAATAAGTACCATTACTTACTGCATTTCCTGTTGACGCTAAAATACAAACATAACTAGAACCGCCAGATGAAACCACATCATCTACTGCATAAGCTGTACTGTTGTTGTAAGCTCCTTTCCAGTTAAATTTGATAGCACCTAGATTAATTGTTGCCATGTTTGTTTCCTTATATTGTTGCTATTAATTCGCCATTACTAATACTGAAAGTGAAACCACTTGCAGCAAAAAGACAATCATCAAAAGAGGCGAAAGTTGAACTTGAGATATTGTCTGCCCCTTGATTAGTTGTTGTAACTATCAATTGGCTATTATTATTTTTACTAAAACCATAAACTTCAGCTGAACTAGCATTACCATATTCTAGCCCATTAGCTCCAGAATTAACTTTAATTACCTGTCCTGCAGAACCTATTGAAGTTAAACCTGTTCCGCCTTTTGTTGTAGGAACAGTAGGCAATCTTGCAGAATTTATAGTTCCAGCTGTTATATTAGAAGCATTTATAGACGCAACATTAAAAGTTCCGTATGCTACTATTGAAATTATATCATTTAAAGTTGCACCAGAAGCTAATACAATACTTGATCCTGAAGTTACAGTTACATCTGTTCCATTGACCAATTTTGCTCCATTCAAATAGACATCTATAAATCCTGCATCGTAAGCCAGAGTGTTTCCGCTATCGTCTGCACCTGTAAAAGTAGTTTGGTTAGCCGAAGCCGTATATTTAAATCTGGCAGCCGTACCATTTACAGTAGAACCTGCTGCAGCCCAACCACTTGATTTATAAACTTTTAATTCGTTTGCTGTGGTGTCAAAATAAAGATCTCCTACATTTAAAGAAGAAGTCGGAGCTGAACTTGAAATTCTATATACTTCGGCAAAATTATTTATTGAACTTAAATTATTTGCAGCCGTTGTTACATTTGCAGAATTAGAAGCTAAAGTATTTAATCCACTAATCGCAGCCAAAGTATTCATGTCGGATACTGTTTGTGAAGTACCTAAAGTATTCATATCCGAAACGGCATCTGAAGTTCCTAGTAATCCTATTTGTGTTGATTTAGCAGCAACAGTTGAAACTTCCGTTGCTTTTGGTACTAATCTATGAAAATTGTAAGTATGTTGTGTAGTTGTAGATTCAACTAATATTCCAAATCCTGAAGCTAAAACTGTATTAGCACCACAACCATTTAAAGTTACTGTAGAATTACCAACTGTACCATTAGGAATAGAAACAACACCTGAACCATTGGCTGTATAGGCTTGTGATAATGCTTCAACACTAACAATAGTTCCTACGCCATTATTTACATCTGGATTTGTATTTGGAAAACTTGTTTCGTTTGCTATTGGAACAAAACCGCCAACATCATCAACAAGGTCAATAACTCTTGCATCAATCGCTGCTGTTGTTGCTATAAAATCATCCGAAGCCGACCAAGTTTGTCCTGAATTTATTAATTCCGAAGTATCTTTATTTAAAAATCTAGTGTTCGCTGCAGAAGTTGTGTAAAAAGTATTATCGTCTGGAGTATGTCCAGACTGTTCTGAATTTGTAACTATTGTTGCGTCAGAAATTTTTGCCATAGTAACGGCATTATCTGAAATATGAGCTGTATCAATTGAACCATCTACTAAATGTTCTGAATCAATACTATCGTCAGCTATTTTAGAACCATTAACAGCATCTGCCCCTATTTTAGAATTAGTAACCGCTCCAGAATTTATTTTAGCTTCGGTTACGGCATTAGCATTAAGTTGAGCTGATTGAACTGCGTTGTCAGCAATTTTATCATTATTAACTGCATCATTTGCAATTTTTGCAGTTGTTACCGAACCATCGGCAAAGTTACCAGAACCTATTACCCCTAAAGGTATAGAATTATTTGTAGCCGTTAATCCTGATAAATAAATTTCTAAATCTGTATCGCTTGATAAATTTCCACTATCCCAAGTAACATTGACTGTCGTTACATTACTTGAATAAGCCGAAGAACTTATAGTTCCAAATTTTGTTCCTGTGTTTGTTCCAGTTGCTTTTATTCTTCTATTCGCATGATAGTAAGAAGTTAAATCGTTTCCTGTTGATGTAATAGTAAATTGTGTATTGCTTACATAGGCTGGAGTGTATGCCCCACTTCCGTCACCATAGATTACCCATTGGCTATCATTATACCAATCTCTAGTGTTCTTCATTAGAGCTCTTATGGCATTATTTAAATTTGAGGGTAACATTCCCTCCGCAACACTAATAGTATTTAAGCTAGTGTTGTTTGCTTGGACTGTTGAATAATCTTTTATTCCTGACATTTAATCTCCTATAAACCATGCAAACACTTTATTATTTTCTGTGTTTTTTTGGTTGATTAATACATTGACTGCTTCTTCTACTTGTCTTTGAAAAAATTCTTGTGAATCTAAACTATATCTAACATTGTCTATATCAAATTTATCACTCATCTGCTACCACTCCTTGAAGCAACTAAATCAACTCCTTGTGCATGGCTCCAGACTGTTCCACTTGGTATTTTTACATTAACTCTAACATATCTACCTGATTGCCTAACAGGAACAACACCGCTAGTTACCATTGAACTATAAGTTGAAGTTGTTTTAGTGTCGGCTAATCTTTCTCTAGTTGTTATGGCAACAGAAGAAACTGCGTCAACAATTGGTCTGACTTCGGTTATATCCGACCTTAAACCTGGAAACAACTCTAATTCTTTAGTTTCTAATTCTACTTCGCCAGAATCTCCAGAAAAGATTGCAGCCTTATAATTATTATCTATTGCACCTAAATACAATTGTCCGCCTTGCCAAAATGCAGTATCTAAAGAAATATTAATATTTTCTAGGTTTGCCGATATTAAGTCCATTAATTCAACTGTGTAAGCACCCACATATTGCGTAAAAATTGTAGAAGCATTGGCATTAGATATAGACCATTTTTCGGTAACATAATTATAAATAATTAATTTATCGCAAACTCCAGTTGTGTTTGTTGTATCACTTGAAGATGGATATAACCAAATAGCTAATTGATTAAATGGGTCAACCGCAGCTACTATTCTATCTGTAAATGCTTTGTTTAAATCTTTATCAAAAAATCTATTAACTTTTTCAGCCCCAATAGGTTTTATTTGATCTCCGTTAATTTCAAAAAATCCATCGTCAGCATAAAAGAAAGCTCTTCTATTATCTTGGCAAACTGTTTTTCCATAAGTAGCACCCCTGTTAGGCGATATAACAGAAAATCTGAATACTGTTGCACCACCAACATAATCCATTCTTACTATTTCGTTTTGTCTAAAAATATATCCATATTCCCCAGAAGTTATAGCTACTACTTGTCCTCCAGAACCAGGTAAATCTTGAAAATCTGCTTGTTTAGTTCCAGGTGTCCATGAAGTAATATCATTTAATCCTGACCATTGAACTCTATTTTTATTGTTTGTTTGATTACCTGTAACTAAAAAATCTCTAATAACACCTGAAACTCTAAAAGTAGGTGGAGTTCCAGAAGTAGATATTGTTGAAAGATTAGCAAAATTAGTAGAAGTACCCATTTGATAATATTGTGGTGGATTAACACCATTACTAATAATTATGTAATCGCCAAATTGTGTAAAAGTAAAAAAATCTGTATCACCACCTGTTAATGGTGTTCCGCCAACAAAATTAGTAGTTGCTAATCTAGTAGTGTCCGAAGATACATTGGTTAAATTATCTCTACCAATGGCAGCTCTAGTTACTGTAACAATATTATTTGAAACTGTTGCCGAAAAATCTGCATGACCATTTATAGTAGTTTTTAAATTTGTAGCGGTAGTATCGTTATTTGTTTGTACTTGAAATTCGTTAGCAGATGGACTTCCAGTAGAAGAAGTAAATACAACTGTTGTTCCATCATTTTTTTTTAAAGTTATAGTTTTTCCAGCTCCAATATTTGCATAATCGGTAACTGTAATTGTGCAAGTAGCAAAAGAATTACTTAATAATTTTCCACCTGCCCCTCTATCTATAAAACTTCCAGAAGTTAATTGATAAATTGTATCTTTAGTAGCAGCAAAGTTAAACGCTAGGTTTTCAGTTGATCTAAAAGAACCTGCCCCTTTACTATCTTTACCAATATTTGCTAATCCGCCACCTGCGGTACTTGAATAAGAAATTAAAGACGGAAAAGGTTTATAAGAATTGACGGCATAATATACATTAGTTGCAACTGTGGCTCCAGGATTTAGATGTGGTGGTTGATCAGGTAACCATTCGCCAAAAGGTATTTGCATTTAATTTTCCTAACTATTGTTATTAATAACTTTATTGTTGGGTTGAAAAGCAGCTTCAACGGAAGTATCAGATCTAATTTGTAGGGGCGAACCACTATATTGATCTTCTCTATCGTTTCTTTCAACTCTTTCTAAAGCCGTTACATAATTTTGTTGCCATGCTTGTACTTTTTGTGGTTCAACGCCACCTAAAAATTGTGCAGCATGATATAACGAACCATATAAATATATTTGTGGGTGATTCGTTAATATATAATTTGAAGTATTTGAATCCGATAAAGGATCAAAAGTTTTATAAAAATTTATTGTAGCTGTGTATGTAGAATCAGGTTTAGAAGCAAATCTAAATTTATCGCCAAGTATTGTATAAACACTAGGCATACCTGTAGAAGAAGAACCTCTTATTTCGTCCATTTGTGGTGGAGTCATATACCTTAAAGCATATTTAGTTCCGCCACTTAAAATAAAAAAATCCCTTACTTGTAAAAATCCAGTAGGTACTGTTTCTTCTTCGGAATCAATTGTAAATGAGGTTGAAGTAGAAATCATTTTACCAATTCTTAATTTAGAATTGTAATCCGCTTCTACTAATTTAATAAAGTCGTCAGATATTTCGGTTGTTAAATCACTTCTATTTAACCAATTAGCAATAGAAGTTTTTAATTCTGCGTAAGTAGATAAAGCCATTATATTCTTCCCTCAGCAGTTCTAAAATATTTAAATTCGTTACTATTTAATTTTTTTTTCATAATATCCTTTTGAACTTCTTTAGGTAAAGCCCACCAATTATTAGTTCCATTATATTCATTAGCCCAAACTTGCAAAGCTAAAATAGGTATAGAAGCAACTCTTTTTAAATCTTTAGACTTTGAATAACCATCGTCTTTATTTAATAGTTCTTTATTATGTTTTAAATGTGAATCTATATTTAGTTCTTCTTTTAAAACAATTTTTTGTTCGGTTTCGTCTAGGTTAAAAGTTTCTTTTTTTAATCCATCTACAAAAACATCTTTTCTCATCTGCCTTGACCTTTATACCTTGTTAGTTTTTTTTGTCTTTTTTCAGATTTGTTCAATGATTTTTTATGTTTGCCAGGTCTTTTTCTTGGTTTAGGTCTGGGTACATAATGAACAAACTTCTGTCTTGCCACTACGCACTCATTTCAGTTACGAACAAATCTCCGCTAGTACTTGTATTTCTAATCGCAGCTATTTTTTCACCTGGCGAAACTTTAATAATTTCATAATCTCCAGCATGAAGATAGGCATCACTTGTTGTAGCAGTTGGTGCTGAAGAAGCATTACCGCCAATAACATAATGACAACTATGTGTAGTTGCTATTCTTACATATTCAGTTTGCGTTCCAAAAACATTTGAAGAAGCAACAGATGAACCTGTAAATGAAACTTTTTGTGTAGTTCCAGGTCTTAAAGCATAATTATAACTCATTTTTTTTTACTCCGTTAGGGTTAAGGGGGAAATACCGCTAGGCAGGTTCCCCCATAATTTATTATCTTCTTACAACAATTGTAAAATGTGCAGAATGTGTTCCTGTAGAACCACCGTCTGTTGCGATAGCGATATAATCGCCCTCATTTACATTATTTGCTGCAGTTGGTTCGCAAGTATCAATATCTCCTGCACCTGAACCAGAATGAGCAATTGTTATAGCTCCGTTTGTCATATTAGTAGTATTTACTTTAGCAGTACATACCGCATTACCACCTGAAAGAGCTCCACCTAGAACTGAAGTTATTTTAATAACTTTTCCAGCGTCAGGTACGGCTACTCTTACTGTTGAAGCAGTTGATACATTGTCTAAATGACATTCTAAAAAATAATCGTTTAATGTTCTCATTTTTTTTCTCCGTTTGTCGTTCCGTCTATAACCTTATTAAGACTTCAACATTGGGTTTATTGTTAGGGGGTGTATATCTAAACAAGGTTACACCCCCAACAATTTAGTATTATGAAGTAGTTAAATCAGTAACTAATCCACTTGCTTTTTCGTTTCTTGACTCAAGAGTGTATTCTGTAACCAAGAATCTTTGATCTCCGTCTGTAGTTTGACCTGGAGTAGTAAGTTTGAAATCTCTTAAAAAAGAAACTCCCCACATATCCATTTCAAGTACATAAGCGTCTTGACCTTTTTTGGCTGCAGTTCCGTTGTTGTTTCTAATAAATCTATTAGGTGCAACTTGCATAGTTCCAAAATCTGACTCATACACATCAATAGAAGTAATTAATCTTCTATCTTCTGCAGCGTCAAATCTAGTTGAACCACCTGTAAAGCCTGAAAGTTTTTGTTTGTTAAAAGCACCAACCATAATCATATTAGGGTTTCCGCCATTATCAAAACATTTCTTTAAAACGCTTTTTAAATGATCTTCAGTGAAAGCTCTCTGCGTACCATCTGTTCTTGCAGTTCCTGGTACATCAGCACTACTAACTTGACCATTAGCACCGCCTGCTCCAGCGTCAACATTAGCTTGAAGCCAAGTTGGTAAGCCAGATAATTTTCTTGCAGTTGATGCGTTTCCAGCAGTTCCAGTTACATTAGATAAAAGAGCTGTTTCCATATCTCTTTTTAATTCTTTTGCACCTTTAGCTACTTGGTAAGCTATTTCACTTGCTCTACCAGCTGAAGTTACGGCTTCGTTTGTGCCTGAAACTTGGATAGCTTTTGTAGAGATTTGAGTGTGGTTAGATACTTCCACAGATGGAACCATTGTTCCATAAGATATTGCAGCACCTTCAACCGCAGCATTAACTGCTGTTGGGGCTAAAGCATCTGTTTGCCATTTGTGTAAAGTATTTGTTGCTCTTGTTTTTGCAACGCCAGACATAAAAGGTGTTTCTGTTGGACTAATATTGTAAATAATGTCCGCTAGGTCTTCTCTTATACCTTTTGTTGTATATGTTTGATACATCGCCATGATATATTCTCCTTTAGGTTATTTATTAAATGTAACGCAAAAGTAAATCGGAAGCATCTTTAATTTTTCCACTTTTCTTGAGCGTTTTAATTTGATTCA